GCTGGTTCACCACAGCCTTCAACTGTTGGGTAACAGTGGCGTGGATCTCAAATGCGCCATGCGTTTTCTCGCGCTGGGCCAGGACTTCTTTAATGTCAGTCATGCTGCATCCTGTGGTTGTTGTTTGATGAATCGTGCTGCTTGTTGCCTGTCCTTCTTCCCCCTCTCAGTGAGGATAAATCCTCCATTGAAGGGGCGGATGAGAGAAGCTTGATGCAACACCTTCAGCTGTTCGGTGACAGCATCGGCGTACCATGTCCGGTCTCGAGTCAAGAACTTAGTGCGACACAGCTCCATCAGCTGGTCACGGTTCAACGGACTAGGCGTCTTCTTGTATAGCGCAGTCAGCAGATCGCTGCGCAACTGTGCCATTGCGTGTGTGTCAGTCATTGGGCAGAGCCTCCAGCGCGCGACGGATGGTGTCAAGATCGCTGCGTTTCGGTATAAATCCTGCGCTCATGCAGTCAGACATTTCGTCAACTGTTTTAAGCGCCTGCTCCTTCAAGCTCGGTGGCTTGGGGCGGCGGTCTTCACGCAAGGTGATAAACCTGGAGTAACCACGGTTGCGGTGCCATTCACAACACGCATCCAACTCCCTGTCAGCACCCCACTGGGCGGCTTTGCTGGCGATCCACTGATCTTTCGGTCCCCACGCTTCTGGACAGTCAAAAGAAGTAGTCCATTGGCGCACCAGCTCCGGCGGTGGTGCCATTGCGTGCGTGTCACTCATTGGTTTCTTGTTTCTCGAGCGTGGCCAACACATGGCTGGCAAAGGCCGCGGCGACCACCGTCGCCTGGCTGTTGGGTGTGGTGCCATAGCTGTCCTTCCACCAATCCCGGTAGAGCTGGCACAGCTGCAGTTCAGTTGGCTTGATCATCTGTTTGCTCGAGGTCGAAAGGTTCTGTGCCTGAGATGAGGGCTTTTTCGGATTCAGGTGTCCACTTGTTGGCGAGCTGCCGGATATCGGCAGAGAGATCGACGTGTCCGTCAGCAGCAAGGCGTGCCGCTGTCTGAATCAATAGCTGGTGTGGTGCTCGCATGTGTGAAAGGAACGGAGGTAGTGACGGCATGAGTGTGAGTGCTTGGCCAACGCAGAACTTGCTTGGCCAACACAGGGCCGGCCAGGCCACCCCCACCCTGGCGCCCCTGGCGGGGCTGGCGGGGGCTGGCGTCGCATTGCTTAACCGGTGACCCGGTGACCCGGTGACCGGGCCTGAGGTCAGACCGGCTGGAGGCAGGGGAAGGTGACGCCGGCTAGCCGGGCATCACGCCTCAGGATCATCCGTAGGCAATGTTTGAGCTCATTACGAGAGAGGCGCTTGGCCGCTGCGTTCATGCCGTCGACCGTGCCGGCTGAGAACGTGTCGAAAACCTCGCCGGCCTGACGGGCGAGTCGGCGTCCATCGCGTATCTCGATCTCGAGGAACACGTCGACGGCGGCTGAAAGAACGGCGTGAGAAGGTGTTGCCATAGGTGGGTGGGTGGGTGAGTGGCTGCCCAAAGGCAGCCACGTTGGCGCAGTTAGGACGACGGGGCGGGGCCTCAGTGGCCGGCCTGCAGCGGCCCGATATAGGGCGCCGCGTGGGGGAGTTCGGCCTGAACCCACGGGCATTTGGCCCGCAGGTCGTCGATTGTTTGCCATAACCGGCGGTAGGCATCGCTCTGGCGTTCGCCGTGCTGAATCAAGACCTGGCGTTCTTCATGCAATCCGCCGATGGTGGCTGGCCAGATCACCAGGAACTGGTAAGGGGTGTAGCTGTCCATTGGTTGACGTGGTGGGTAGGTGTGTGGTGGATAGGCCCCCTCTGCAGGGGGCCCCTTTGTGGCTGGCTCAGCCCATGCCGGACATGTCCGGGAACGTATAGGTGGGCTGGTATGGCGGGTGATCCTCGATCAGGAAGACAGGGAGGTCCGCACCCCAAGCTCTTATCTCGGCGGTGATGCTGCCAATGGCAGCGCGCGCCTCTCTCTCACTCTCGAATGCGCCGATATAGTCGACGTCGCCTAGATCTAAGGCGTACAGGTAGCAATTCATGGCAGGGGTGGCAGCGGGAGTGCGTGGGGGTTCGATTGGGTGCCGCTATGGGTGGTTGGCTGCTTCGCCAGCTCCTGGAAGGCGGCCGCCCACAGGAAGACTGACGCCACAGTGGCAAACAAGGCAGGCAGAGAACGGGGGAGCATCCGCTCAAACCTCTTTGCGCTGACGATCGAGACGAATACCCACCATTGCGGCATTGAGCCAGTCGTTGCACTCCCGCAGAGTCAGCCCATAGGCCAGCCCCTGGCAACCGCCCGCCTCGTTTGCGAGCTGGTAGACGTTGTTTGTGTTGTTCTGAGCGCAGATATGAATGCAGCCGATCTGAGCCACGTAGCGGCCGGATGACTCATCTAGCAGATAAGTCTCAGTCGGCAACCCCAACATTTCGTTGAGACGACGGGCTGATTCGTCGACATGCTTACGGGTGGTGCGATTCATAGGTGAGAACGTGGTGAGAACGTGTAATGGGCTGCCGTCAGGCGTAGCGAGGGGCGGCATACCTCAGGCGGCGCCCGATGGGGCAAGTGAGCGGTGAGCACGGGCCCGCGGCGAAGACTTGCCGGGACATACAGGTGGGGCCTGCGTCCCAGACCTCTACCGCCAGACCGCGGCGAAGCGCTGCCCGGATAGCGTCCGATGCCTCCCAACGGCTGTAGCTAGTCGTTTGACGCGGGCTCAGTTGCGGCCCGCCATAGGTGGTGATGGCCGGCCACCACCACGTATCCACCTCGGGGCAGCGCGCCGTGTCATAGGCGAACCAGCCGCCCGGCTCCGAGTAGCGGTGCCACTCGGTCTGAGGTGCTGCTGCGGTCGTTGTCGCTTTCATCGGTTCAGGTGTGTGGTGGGGATGGGTGAGATCAGGCGGCTAGGCCGCCCGGTGCCAGACCGGTCAGGCATTCGCCATCGCAAGTGACGGCCAGCACGATCGCCTCCGCATCGGTGCGGATGCGGTAGGCCACAGCCGCTGAGAGGCAGCGCCCCTGCCAGGCGGTACGGGCCAAGCGGCCGCCGTCAAACAAAAGGTCGGGATAGGTGTGATGCGTCGTCGTTTGCATTGATTTAGGGGTGTGGTGGGGATAGGTGAAGCGGGCCCCCGTAGGGGCCCGGTGCTGAGCTCAGCGCACCAATAGGGCAGCCGTCAGCAATGCCACTAGGCACCAGAGGGCAGCCTGCCTCTCCTGCATCTCAGCGATGCGCGCGGCCTGATCATCGATCACCTCGAGTGAGGCGGTGATGATCTCGGCCTTGGTGCTCCGCTCCGTCGTCTCCATCTGTTCTCTCCGTGGTGGGTACTCCTCCGGCCCTGTTGCCGGAGGCTTCCCCATTGTTGCCTCTATGGGTGGGGGCATGCACCCCGCTAGCCCCCCGCGGTGACCCACTGAAATACCACTTAACAATCGGCGCTGTTTCGTTCGCCCCTGTCTCACCCCCTGTCTCGCTCTGTTGATGGGGAATGCCTAGGGCGGGGCAATCAACAGACAGAGCACCCCGGACCGGCAGGGCACCCCCTGCCCCCTCGGGCTGGCCATGGGCACCCCTGCCCCCTCGGGCCGGTGCTCACCAGCTCTAGGCCGTGTCCACCCTGCGTACCTGTCATCTCTGCAGGTACGCAAGCGGCCTAACCCCTTGCCACGACTGATGTCCAGCGGGGGCACGCTCTGTCCAGTGGACACACACCCCCCCCAGGGCCTCTATAGAGGGCCGGCAGGCACCCCCCAGGGGCCTCTATAGAGGGCCGGCAGGCACCCCCCAGGGGGGTAGCCGCCGCCAACGCCATAGGCGTAAGCCCCTGAGATTTTCGGATCAAAAAAGTTGATCCAAGTGCACCTACCGAGTCACGCCCGAGCTGAGCCAAGTACGACGCAGTCGAGACGGGTGGGACGGGGTGGACTTAGGTGAACCCTCTTGAGCCCCGTGACGGGGTGTGAGAGGGGACAACTGGCTGCTGGCTGTTGGCTGTTAGACGACCGGCGGCAGCCGTCTTATGGCTGTTGGCTGTTATCCACAGGGGTCCTGGGGAACTGGGTTCGTTGGTAGGTGGAGCTGCGTCCGGCCTGGGGCCGGCCTTGCTCCTGGCTACGCGGTGAACCTGTACCGGGCAGCCGAGCTGCCCTATTGGGCTGGGTCGTCCTATTGGAGATAAAGAGAGAGTTCTCTAACGGGCCTGTCGGGAAGGGGAGGGACCTACCCCAGAGCAGCAATGCGATTACACTCGGCCATGCAAAACCCCTTCTCCCCACTGGGTCGGGCATGGCCGAGTGGGGAGGGCAAGGCAGGGGCGTCAGTCAGGAGCTGACTTTTGAAGTCTAAATGGGACGACGAGGCCAAGTTTGTGAAGACCCACCTGCTCGAGATGGATCGATGCCTTGACCTGGTGGCCGAGCGCCGGCTGGAGCTACGGGACATGGCTGTCCTGTGGGCGCTGATGGCCTATGCCAGCTGGCGGACAGGGAAGATCACGGTCACGACGGAGAAGCTGGCCGAGCGGTTGCGGATGCAGGTGCCACACGTCGTCAGCAGCCTTACGAGGCTCAGGAAGGCCCTTCTGCTGACCAAGGGGAAGGATCCCCACGACGGGACGTTCTTCTACCTTCTGAACCCTGCCGTGGCGTCCGTGGGATCCGAGCAGGTCAAGGGACGGATGTGGCAGGTGTTCAAGGAATCCCTTGAGTGACAGCAGGCCCTACACTGACGTCGTCCAACGCTGCGCCGAACCAGCTGTTGGGTAGGTGCCTGTGGTGGGTACTGACCTGGGGGCCTTCTTGCCGAGGCCCCTCAGAATTGAAAGACGGAGACGTCGTTCCATGGCTGCTCACGACATCAACATCAACGAACAACTGGCCGACCTGCACATGGGGTTGGCGTTGCTGTTGCAGCAAAAGATGCAGGACGGCACCATCACCACCGGCGAACTGAACATCCTGCGGCAATTCCTCAAGGACAATCAGATCAGCGCTCAGCCAGTTGAAGGCACACCCTTTGGAGACCTGGTGGCTTCACTGCCTGACCTGGATAAAGTGGTGCAAATGCCAAGGCGCAGGGTCGCCTGATACCCATGCCTACCTTCGTCACTGGCCCGAATGAAGGCCCCGTACAAGTAACAGGCCCGAACGGGGCATCGTTGCCCGTCACCCTGGACGGTGGATCGGTCACGATCTCGAACATCACGGTTCCCACCAGCGTCACGGTCAACAACACCAACGCTGCCCCGGTGCCTGTCAGTGATGCTGGCGGCACCCTGTCGGTTGATGACGGTGGTGGCTCCATCACGGTTGATGGCCCTCTGACCGACACCCAGCTGCGGGCCACCGCGGTGCCTGTGACTGGTGGGCTGACTGACACCCAGCTGCGGGCCACGGCAGTGCCTGTGACTGGTGGGCTGACTGATGCTCAGCTCAGGGCTGCTGCTGTGCCCGTATCTGGTCCCCTGACCGACACCCAGCTCAGGGCATCAGCGGTCCCTGTCGTCACCACGGTCGCTGCACGGACGCCTACCACCACGTCGGTGACCGGAACCACCTCGAGCGTCTTGTTGCTTGCGTCCAACGGCAATCGCGATGGACTCACCATCAGCAACGTGTCGACCAGCAAGCTGTACCTGTCGTTCAGCAACCCTGCCACGATCGCCAACTGCTTCATGGAGATGCAGCCCGGGTCGTTCCTGCTGTTTGATCAGCAGCTGATCGTCACCAATGCGATCTACGGCATCTGGAGCAATGCCAACGGCGCCGCTCAGGTCACTGAGTTCGTCTAATGGGCCAGTACCTGCCGGCTCCAGAGGGCAGCCCCAGCATTGGCGTAGCGCCAGGCGGCCTGGAGAATCAACTCCTGGCCAAGGCCAGCGATCTCAACTACGACACCGAGTGGATTGACGCTCCGGCTGGCACCGGCACTGGCGGCCAGGGACCCCAGGGGCCACAAGGGCCGCAAGGGCCCGCCGGCCCTGCAGGCGTGGTCGCTGCAACGGCGCCGATCAGCTACAACAGCGGCACGCAAACGGTCAGCACCAGCATGGCCACCAGCCGCCTGTTGGGGCGGACATCGACTGGCACTGGTGTGGCTGAACAGATCAGCGTCGGCTCTGGCCTGTCGTTGTCGTCTGGCACGCTGAGCGCCACCCTTGGCGGCACCAACCTCTCCTACACGGCCAGCACCAGGTCGCTCGACTCGAGCACCGGCGGCGATGTCACCCTGCCCCTGTTCACCAGCACCCTGGCTGGCTTGACGCCTTCGTCTGGCGGTGGCACCACCAACTTCCTACGGGCAGATGGCAGTTGGGCGGCTCCGCCTGGCGGCGGAGGTGGCGGCAGCTCCGTGGGCGACAACTTGCTCCTCAACATCACCTGCATCTGAGCCATGGCTGCTTCACCCGCCTTCATCTCCACGCCACGCATCGGCCGAGTGTCGCTGAGCACAGTGAACACCGCCACCGATGGCACAGGCACGATCAGCGATCTACTGGTGGGCGTCTCTGCTGGCACCCGCATCCTGAGTGTGAACGTCCAGGGCACCGCGACCACGGTGGCGTCATTGGTCAACCTGTTCCTATTTGACGGCACAAACTGGGACCTGTTCGATCAAGTAACCATCAGTGCTGTAACGGGCAGCAATACCGTCAAGGGTTACCGCCTAGTGACGGCCTACACCGATCTGGTACTACCGAGCGCGACATGGAAACTCGGCGCCACGATCACGGTTGCACCGACCACTGGCACGGTGCGTGTTGCAGCGTTCGGCGGTGACCTGACATGAATCTGAATCCTATCGGCTGGCCATCTGCGGTGCTGCGTCTACTGGCGCGACTGGATAGCGATGGTGTCAACAGCACCACACCAGTCACCGAGATCAACGGTGGCACGATCAGCGCCACCAACGCTGACATCGCCCTCGTCGCCAAGGGCTCCGGCGCACTGCTTGCTCAGGTGCCGGATGGGACGGTGGTGGGTGGCAATAAGCGGGGGGCGAATGCGGTTGATTGGCAGATGTCTCGCACCACTTCCGACCAAGTAGCAAGCGGCAATAATTCGGCAATCACGGGAGGATCCAACAACAGAGCTAGCGGCAGCAATTCAGTAATCGGGGGAGGGGCTGGCAATAGCGCAAGCAATAATAACTCCGCTGTTTGTGGTGGTAATAACAATACATTAAGCGCAACCGGAAGTTTTGTCGGCGGGGGGCAAAGTAACATTGCAAGTGGCGGCTATTCGGTCGTTGGAGGAGGTGTTAGCAACACCGCCAGTGACTCAAATGCTACTGTT